AGGTGTAAAACTTCTGGTTCATTATTCAATAACGGTTTTTCTATAACTGCTTTTAAAAATATATTTTCTTTCATATCCTTCTATATTGCGCAGGGCTTTCGCCCTGCTGGTTAAACTTATCATCCAATTTCACAAATTGGCTGCTCACCCCTGATAACCCTCTTTGCATCTGCAATGCTGTCATACAACTTTGATTCATCGTTGTCAATGATGACGAATTCTTGATGAAAATCATCTTCAAACTTTGTGATTAAATGACCTTTGTAACTCACTTCTTTTACAATTACCTTTTTCATTGCTCTTGTATTTTAATTGTTAGTAATATTGGTTTCTTTTAGTATTGTAAAGATACTCATTATCAATGAATTAGCCAAGTATTTACACAATTATTTTAGTCGTAAAACACTCATAACCAAAGATTTAACTTTTAGAATAAAACAGCAAACATAATACAGATGATGCATCGGAAATGGTTACTTTGTACAGTTTATCCATTCCACTTTTTTAATTTATCTAAAAACTTGCTATCCCCTGAGTAATCAGCACTGATAGCCTTCTTGCTTTCGATAATCTGCTCTAAAAGTATTATACATTCCTTTCTTATCTCTTCGGTTTCATTATAACCGCAAGCGTTGTCAACCATTATCTCTATGTTTGATTTTGGCTTAGAAAGTTGTTTGCAGAGAATTTTCAACCGCCAGTAACAGAAATCAATTGTGGCTATGTGTTCTAACTTGTTCATTTCTTTTTAAGTATTTCAATACATTCCTTTACTCCATCATCGAAACCTTGTTTATACCCTTTGGTATAATCCCCTATAGTATATACCGCCATTGACAGAAAAAATAGAAGGATACCTAAAGCCTTATGCCAACCGGGCAGCGAGATAGAAAACGGCTTAAATGTAATTGTGAGATCTCCAACCCATAATAGGGCGATAATACATATGATTGTAAATATAATTGTTTTCATAATCATATAAGTTTTAATGCTTCCTGTAATCCTGCTTCAAGTGCGTCTTCGTAGATATCCCATTTACTACCATCATTTGTTCCTTCATAAACAGAACTGGCTATATGAGTTCCATTGTCAGCTTTAGATATTTCGTATCCATAACCACAAGCACAGTTATATACACATATATGAATGTTTTTGGTTTCACGTAACCACTTTTGGGCGATGGATTGTGTAGGGCAAGAATAAAATAATTTAGGTAAATCCTTACTAGTTCTAAATATGGTTTCCATCATTATACCCTTATGATTAATAATATCTTTGCAATACTCATTAAACCCTTTCTCTTTCAGCAACTTCGCTGTTTCTAATGTTACAAGTTCTTCGGTCATAACTATTTCTTGTTTAACTCATCCAACACTTTCTTTACTAATTCATAGCGTGGTAATTGCCAATCCTTCGCAATATCATCTATTTTATCATCATAATGATTGTCGTAAACATACTGATTTAAGTTGTCAACAAACCCATCACCGTCAAGCCCTTCATCGCAATCATCAAACATATCAAGTTCATAGGCTAACTTGGAACATTCACAGTGGGATACCCAGTCATAAACATGACCGTCACAAACATTGGTCTGTCTGTTATATTTTTCTCCAACGGAAATTACTTCACCGCAAAAAGCACACCTGTGCTTTTTGCGAGCGACAGGAGTCTCATTTCTTAATACTTTCATAGTTATCTACTCTTTAAAGCATTAGCAAGCATATCTTCACAATGCAGCTTATAAGCATGGGCAAACATTTTCAAAGTAACAGGCTCAAAGTGAAAATCTGCCTGTTTCCCTTCTACAACAACAGAAATATATAATTGTCCATCGCAAAAGTCAATATATGCTTCACCACCTCCATCCCCTTTAATGGAAAAGGTTTGTGTCTGTACACTATCCATTATCTACCTCCTTTAAACATAACGTTTAGTAATAGTACCGGATGAACGATACCTATGCCAAACTATATTTATAAATTGAATACTAGTAAGATAATCACAAGCCTTAAAAACTTGTCCTACATTGTATAAATATGGTCTTTTTTGAATTTTTCTTTTTATTCTTGCTTTCATAATTCTTCCTTAGTTTTAAAATACTCTATCAGTTCGTTTACGGTAGCCTTGTGATAACGTCCTGAAATAATAGTTGCATTATCCCAATTTTCATCCCAAAAGAACATAATGCCTTTTGGCTCTATAAAATAATGATCGTTACCAATAGAATCGTCATAAGAAACGCTAAGAATGGAATCTGTTATAAACCACTGCATATAGTTACTATCATCCCTCAACGCAGCGATAGCTAGGAAAAGTTCTTCATTCGTTCCGCAATCAATAAATTTCCCACATAAAGCACTATGTTTGTCAAAAGGGATGTCAAAAGAATCCGCAATCACATAAACAGGAGTATCAAATCCTTTCATTGGATATTGATAGGCCCATATTATACTACAATTATTTGTCCATTCAGGAGAGTCATTAAGATATCCAACCTCTTCTAGCTTTTTTCTAAGTGTTTCGGTATTCTTTCTTATGAAACACGGTGTTGTAAACCCCATAGTTATTCCTCCTTATCTATCTTAATATCTGTTACTTTGCCACGATTGATAAAACATTCATCTTTACCTGCACCAAACATATCGCAAATAAGATAGTCACTATTATCACATTCATTTTGTAATGAACATTCTTTGCAAGGGATTTTCTTCACGGGCGACAATACATGAAGCATTCCGTCTTTTATTATTCCGCTCTTTATTTCCATAATCAATCTCCTTTCTCTTTAATTCGTTCAAGTACATCCCTGTTGGCTTCGAGTATCTCATCAAAAGAAGGGATAGGCATCCAAGAATCATCTTCATTAACTATCATATCGGTTCTTCCATCATCGCTTACCCTCCACCAATTTGATTGCATAGAATAATACATTTTACCTATATAAAATTCGCGTTCATGGCATATAATAACTTCAATATTATGTTTTGGCAGTCGTTCCTTAACGCTTATCCAAGGCGATTGCTTCAACTGCCATTTTGCACCTTCCTTAAATGCCCGTAATGCAATCGCTTTTGCCAATGCCTTGATAGCTATACAGTCTCTTTCATCATTGGCAAGCTCTGCATCTTTATTATATGTACTTTCATTCCAATGGGTGCGGGCCGCTTCTTCTACTGTCTGTTTCATAATTTAATCAATTAGGGGTGATGTGGTTGAATGTTCAATTCGTTCTCTATAAATTTCTGTAACTTATGGGCACATTCCGAGCATAAGTCGGCTTCTTGGATGAATATATCTTCCCTTCCACCAACAGAGCCACCATCCCATTTATCCACCTTGAAATCCAATCTTGCGCTGCGGAAATACGATGGCTGTATCTCTCTTCCGCATGCATCACATATTATCGTTACTTTTTTCATATTTATTTTGAAGGTTTATTAATTACCAAGTCGCACTCAGGTGCCCATCCTAAAGATTTCGCACCATCCCATACATTGTATAACCATTCATCCACATACCCCTTTTGTAGATTAAAATTAGAATGATGGAGGTTAATTATCTCAACCTCGTTGCCAATCTTAGATTTATCTGGGTGATTGGCTATTTTTACTCTTTCTCCAATTCTAAATTTAGCTTTCATTACTTCCGTTTTTTAGTTGGTATATAAATTGGGGATGCTTTCCCTTTATTGTTTTTATTTATGCCATTCATTTGTTCAACCATCTTTTGATTAAAGATGATTGAACTGGCAAGTCCTTTGATATTCTTTCCATATTAGTTCCTTTCTATATCTGTTTGTTACAAGTTAATTTTTTCCCCCTTTTTTGCGTCTACGTTGAAAATCCAACATAAATTTTTTCCTAACATTAAGAGCACGTGACATTTTAATAATCATATATATTGTCACAATAAATACAATGACAGATGAAATACCTACGGCAATCATATATGTACGTACTAATCCCGTCAATCCGGATTGATTCAAATAGTCAATAAGTTCTTTCATAATCAATCTCCTTTCTCTTTAATCCGCTCCAATACATCCTTGTTGGTTCAATAGCTCACTAATGTTATCTATGACTTCCCCATCTGTCAACGTATCATCCAGGATGATAGATTTAATCTGGCTTGAAAGCCATGATGTGCCATTTTCAAAACCAAGAGCAATCATTTCCTTAATATCGGAAACGCCATTCGGAATTCCGTTTGTCCCGAATGGATCAATTACTGATTCTGCATATTGTTTTGCTGCTTCTTCTAACTTCTGTTTCATATCTATCTTGGTTATACGTTAAACCTCTATCTCAAACTGCTCACTTTTTGCCGATGGCATACAATCAAGAAGAGAAGAACCTACTGAGACATAATAGATACCATCTTTTTCAAGCGGGAGCCAATGGAAGTAGCGTCCTGTTTCTTCATGCATTACCGGAATCCCAAATTTATTAAGTGGCCTACCATCTATACCTCGAAACTTTCTACGCCATCTATCAATGAATTCACGACCTTCTTTCTTTCGTTTATCGATTTTCCAACACGGATGCTTCTTATCATCATTATTCGGAATCAGTTTCTCAGGAACAAACTCCTTATCATCAAATCCAATAAGAGTATAAAGCCACTCAGCGGTTATTCCAAATGCCCATCCATATCCGAGGCTATCCGGTCTTGAACCACAATATTCTTGAATCATATCTTTAGCTTCGTTTTGTTCGCGCATAAGCTGTTCATTCATTTGTTTCAGTAGCTTCTCAAGCTCTGAACCTTGTTTTGCTATTATCTTCATTTCTTATCTGATTTATACTAATTCAATTATAACCTTTTTAAAATTAACAAATAAAGGTATTGCTGACATGCCCCCATTGCAATCCAACTGTCTTAAAGAGGGAACAACCTCTCCGTCATCATCAATCTCATAATCTGCAATATAGGCTAACATCTTCGTTTTGGGGACCAATATCCTTTCATTGCTCAAAGGAGAAAACCTTTCATGAACCGGGACCGTTATACAGACCTTGCTTCCAATAGGGAACCCTTGGTTGGATTCAATGTATTCCTTTTCCAACTTCCCCTTTTCGCCATTCAATTCTTTTAGCTTTAAATCAATGGCATTTCTTTTGCTCAAAAATTCTTCCTTATTCATGTTTTTGTTTTACTCTAATTGTTTATCGAAAATCTTAATACATTCAAATAAATAGTGCGCAATTATAGGCTGTACTGCATTGCCTATACACTCCGTTCTGTCCACCCTATCGGGAAGTTCATTAGACTTTCCAGCAAATCGGGGTGAGGGTATTGACTGTCTTGTTCTCCATCCCGGATATACTCGTGTATATTGCCCCGATAGGTAGGGCTTCCGAAATATCGATTCTTGGATGCTCCTTTTGATGTTGATTTCACAGGAGTAGGCAATACAATATAATCGTTCCCGACCCTGTTGTATACCAAAGTCGGTGCCTGATAAACATTGCCATTCTGCATCATACCCGATTTCGGAAAGGTCGCATAAGACCCGTTCAAATCCCCGAATAAGGAGCATTGGACTGTTTTCAATGATGATGTATTTAGGTCTAACTTCCCGTATAACTCGGTACATTTCAGTCCATAAGCCACTTCTTTCACCGACAATTCCGACACCTTTTCCAGCAACGCTGATGTCTTGGCAAGGGAATCCACCGCTGATGATGTCAACAAATGTTGGATTTGAATACGTTCTAATATCTCTGTTGATTTCATGGTTTTCTCCAAATTTTTTTTTGATTATACTTGCTTGATAGTCTTCATATTCGCAGCTCCAAAGTGTTTTTATTCCGGCAAACGCTGCACCCAAGCCGAAACCTTCTATCCCACTAAACAGAGAGCCATGAGTCAATTTACTTTGCTTCATTCCTTTCTCGTTTTGAGGGTTATTCACTATCGTATTCTGACATGATTTCCAAAATATCGCTTTGTATATTTTCATCAGTTAACATGTGCTCAACTAATTCTTTTCGCTGCGAGGGTGTGGCTATAATACACTTCGCTATTTTATTGCTATCGGTAGCCATTATTATAATTCCACCTTCGCGAGTCTTAGGTAGGCGTACTGCTATTTCTTTAGCAAATGCCTCTACGTCTTGAATAAATTGACATTCCATATTAGTTCCTTTCTATATCTTATTGAACATTCTGATTTATATAATCCACAATCTTTTCCAATCTACTTGAAGAAAACAAATGATTATTAAGCGTTCGCTTGCCTTCTTTCCATTCGTAAAATAATTGATAATATGGTGGATTGAGTGTCCGGTCAACCTTTATGCGATATTGATTAGTACCATATTCAGTTATAAGATTATCAATATATTCGTCCGAATTTTCTAAATCAGTAACAAATACCATCTTATCAGTAGTAAGTATCATCTTTTAGTTCCTTTCTGATCTGTTTGAACCATACGGTGGACGTTCAACCACCGTATGGCAATGTGATTACTCTACTATCATCCAATCGTTGGCAAGCATATCCGTCTGTGATGCAAGCCAACCATTAACAACTGTTCCATCAGCAGTTTTCATACACAAGTATGCGGTAAACTTAATTTTATCAGTTGCCGAATCTCCATAATTATTGGCAACCCATTTTTTGAATGATTCGGGTAATGATTTGACCTGATTCACGATCATATCAGTAGGCAAGCTATCTTCCGAACGTTGAAAAATAAACATGCCTTTCCCGTTCCATCCTTGCCGGGCAACAAGTCTTCCTCTTTGAATGGATTTAAGAGCTTGACCGAAAGAACCAAGTTCACCGATTATTAATTCTTCGCTTCCCGAAGCATCTATGACATAGGCCGTTTCAATCTCACCTTTGGTATAGTTACTACCCTGGTTACACAACTTTGCTGAATATTCAGCCGATTTTTCGTCTAATGTTTTCATTATGATATATGGGTTTTACAAAGCCCGCCCAAGGCTCATTACTAATTTGTTTTGAATTAATTACTTCCGCTAAACCTCCTTAAGCTCTCCATTGACTAGCATATACCATGTGTCAGCCTTAACCTTTTCCCCGTCAACTTCAAACGCCTTGACCTCCTTAATCGGGTAGGTATCACCGTCCCATTCTCCACGTTCTGCGAGGACTATCCAGCAACCTATAGCTCCCTTAGCCTTACACCCGTATCCGGCAGCAAGAGCAATGCTATCCTTACCTGTGGCTGATGCTGCACCTCGGAAGCCTGTGGCTGATGCTGCACCTTGGAAGCCTGTGGCTGATGCTGCACCATAGTTGCCTGTGGCTGATGCTGCACCTCGGTCGCCTGTGGCTGACGCTGCACTATAGTTGCCTGTGGCTGATGCTGCACCTTGGAAGCCTGTGGCTGATGCTGCACCTCGGTCGCCTGTGGCTGATGCTGCACCTCGGTCGCCTGTGGCTGACGCTGCACTATAGTTGCCTGTGGCTGATGCTGCACCTTGGAAGCCTGTGGCTGACGCTGCACCTTGGAAGCCTGTGGCTGATGCTGCACCTCGGTCGCCTGTGGCTGACGCTGCACTATAGTTGCCTGTGGCTGTCTTACCATTCTTCCACTTGCATTTTTCAAACGTAAACTTAACGGCTGCGTCTACAATACTCTTAATACTTAGTTCCGCCCCTATGTGAATTTTTGAACAAGCAATTTTCGTATCATCCGTATCTACGTCCATATCGCCAGTCCCCTCAACCTCGTGAAACTTATTCATACCAACTTCGGCAGGTGGATAGTAACCGAACACGTCCAACGGATGGAGGCAGAAGTGAAATCCGTTACCGCAAGCTCTTATATCGCCTGTTTCTTCATAGTCCTTACCTTCTTCGTATTGGAAATCCCTACATGTCAAATCGGGGTTAAAACCTTTGTAGCCTTTGATTTTGACAAATTCCTTTGGTAAGGTAACGTTATCCGGCAGGTTTGCCCTAAGTACCATGTACGCCATGTAGCTGGCATCAAATCCGGCTATCCCGGTGCCAATGGCAGTGAGAAGAAATTCCTTTTCCGGATGCTCGTTAGCGTAATTCCCGAAGTTTTCTAAAAATACCAGCAGTTTTTCTTCAGTTACTTTCTGCATATCCTTGTCCAGCGTAGGGATAGCATAGGACTGACCTTGTATCCCTTTTGCTTTCCCCATAATTGCGCCAAATTTCTCAACTGCCAATCTAGCTGCACCTCCGGCGTGATTGCCGTTCATATTGCTTCCAAAAACGAATATTTGATTTTCTTTCAGTTCCTGAATATTCTCAGGTGTTAATTCTCTTTTCATGATTCTTGTTTATTTCTGTATTACTTTTAATTAATGGTTCCTACAAACTTCTCTAGGTTTCCACTCTGACGGTACTTTAGCCCACTCTCTGAATGCCTTATCAAATCCATCAAGGTCAGAGAACATATCCATCTTGGCGGTATCAGTAGTAACGAGGGTGGAGAACTCCTTGAAATACTTATCGGCAACTTTTACGAAGTCATTGTGCAACTTTTTTAAATCTCCAAGCAGAAGGGAGTTCTCTGCCATTAAATCGCTCGCTTCCTCTACTAAGTTATTGGCTTCGCAATTCAACAGGTGAGCGGCTGAAAGCAGCATATTCAATCTATCTATGCTACCATTGGCTATGGCGGCATCTATTATTTTTTTTCTTTGGTTTCATAATTGTATATTTTCACTTTACATTTCCTTTCATGCGGTTAATACTTTCGTTCTCCTTTTTATTAATTTTGTCAATCCATCTTTGGAATTTGGCAGCTACAAGAGGACAGTGGATGCGCAGGTTCCTGTCGCGTTCCGCTTCCCATTCACGTATCTTTATAAGCGTTTCGGTATTCATGATTCTTTTATTTTGTTTCATTGCTCTTATGTTTTATATATTTCTGATTTACAGATATAAAGTTAGCTAATTTGCTACTTGTAAACAAACATTACTTCTTTTATTTACGCGGCTTTACAATTAATTAACATACTGAAAATCAGGCATTTATATTATTACCATTATACTTTAATTGTTCGCTACAAATTAGGCTACCCTCATGGTGACATCAGCATTTTTCTGGCTTCCTCATCTCCAGATTCCGCCCGACGTTTCAATTCGTTGTACAAAGTCAAAGAAGAATATCCTTCAGGTGGAATAAATTTTCTGTTCTCTATCTCATCCTGCACCCTTTTTCGGTTTATCGCGTCCAGTTCATAATTTCTTTCGGAATAGAACTCTTTGAAGAAGGCATTGCCTATTCTTCTGGCATCAAAGGATGCGAATGAATTATCATACTTCCCGGCCTTGTAGCGTGCAAAAAACAGCATCAGTTCAGAAAGCTTGTAAGCCTTGACCTGTGAGGCAAAGGACTGACAAAAGATTCTTATCCCATCGGCAACGCCCTTTTCCTTGCTGTTGGAAGCCCCGAATATGCCGGACACCTGTATGTCAATCCAATATTCGGAAGAGCCATAGCCGTAAAGCGCATCATACTGCATCAGCGATGGACAGTCTGCCATATAAGCTTTTTCCGGGTTCTGAAGGACATACCCCCACTGGACTGGTGAAAATACTCTTTCAACCTCAGAACGGTCTTTCCATTTGGTCAACCAGACCTTCTTCGAGGTCTCGCTTATGTTGTTGCAGCAAGCCAAGAGCGTAGGCGTTAGCTTCTTGTTTGCTTGTATAACTGCTCCGATTGTTTCCATTGTTTCGTTGTTTTAGTTCAAATAATCCAGCCCAATTATTAGCCATAGACTGCTCAATTATCTGTGTTGCAACATTGGGATTGTTGTCGCAGAGCCTTAAAAGTTGCTTATAGCAGCTTTGCAAAGATTTCTCAGACTTATAGCTTTCTTTTCTTTGTCGTTTATATTCAAGCCATGTATTGAATATTTCCCGAAATTCATCTGCTACGAAATCAATCTTTGGCGGTTTCACTTCAGATGCTTTTATTGCAACCTCTCGCTTAATCAATTCCTGTTCTCGAGTATTAAGTCTTTCTTCCCAATCAGATAATTCCTTCTGCTTTTGAAGAATCTCCTCATCCCCAATTAGGGGGATTATAGGGGGGATATTATTATTTTCTTCTTCTACTTCTTCTTCTATTTTAGGAATGGATTGTTCCGTGATTAATCCGTGATTAATCCGTGATTGTTCAGTGATTTTATCTAAATTCTTAAATAATATCCCTTTAGGTACATTTACATCTTCAAAATTTGGCTTATTTATCTTTTGGTGCAGACTAAATTTAGGCAGATAGTAGAATTTCTCGTTGCGATACGAAAACAGACTAATAAATCCATTTCTTAGAATCTCCTGACAAATCTTCTCAAACTGTTGAATCTGTATTTGGTCAAAAGGAAATATTTTAGACTTCAACCAAACCACATCGGCACGAATAATACCTAAGTCATCACAAAAATTCCACATACCTATATAGAGAAGCCGAGCATCCCTACTAATCTTAGCTATTTTAGAATCATCCCAAAACTGAGGCTTTATCATCCGATTTCTTGGCATAACAATTACTGTATTTCATCCATACCAATATCAGCCCTGCGTTTTATTAATCTTTCAAAAATTCCACATTCAGCAGGGTGTAATTTATTATAAGTCTGAATCATACTATCATTAGGATCGGCTTCAATTCCACAAGAATATCTGCCTATATAAAACATTATCTCTTTATTGGTAAATCCATAATACCTCATGTTGGTTATTATTTGATTAACCAATTCAGCATACTCATAATGTTCTTTATTATGGCAATCTTCACACAGTGTTATAAGCTGGTTATCTTTATACTCCCATATTTTTCTTTTAGGGATATAAATAGTATGGTGAACATGAAGAGTCTTCTCTTTACAACCGCATATCTGACAAGTAAAATTATCCCTATTTAGGATTTCAAGACGCCTTTTCTGCCATTTAGGAGATTTAATTTGTTCCAAATAATAATTGTTATTGTCCATATAAAAAGTAATGGCTTTCAAGTTTCTATACCTTTGAAGTGGTGTTAAGGTATATACTCCGAGAAAGCCAGTTTAATATCTTATTTATCATCGAACACCACTAAGATGATTTATTATTTTCACGGTGTAAAGCTAATAAAAGTGGAGTAAAAACAATCACTTTATAACTATTATTTTTCCGTGATTAACTTTTTTTCTAATATCCAGTCTTATTTAACCGCAAAGCTTCCTTTTCATAGCTTAGCAGAGTGCGTAATGCATCTAACTGATGTGAAGTAGATGCACATAATCTTTCAAGCCTATCAACAACGAAGCATTCTTCTTCCGCTATACTATCAAGAAGAGCGTTTTGGACTTTCGCAGACAAACAATTCTCCCGAGCAATTTGGAGAATGGTATTCTGTATTTCATCAGACTTTCGCTTTCTTAGTTCTCGTTTAGCTTCAGCAAGCATTTCTCCACTTCTTATCGAATATACCATAATAGTAGATATACGGTCTTGTATTTCTACCGGATTATTTGAACAAGTAATTTTCATATAATCACTCATTTCATCTATTTCTCTATAAAAATCTGTTGTTATCATATTATTTAGTTTTAAATTACAATATACGCTTAGAACCAGTTATCTAATGCTCAATTCATACAGAAGTCAAGAAAAAACAGATTGCCTTTCTCTGCCTCGTATTTATCTATATGAGAGCCACAAGATTTCAGTTCTGATACCTTATGCTTTAAATTTTCGTTTTCAGCTTGCAAGCGATAACATTCTGCTTTGCATTGGGCATATTCCGTAAACGCCTTCAGCATTGCCATGTAATGACTATAATCTATCTCTATCTTCATAACAATGTGTTTTTACTGTGATAATTACTCTAAACCTACCGCCCGAATTGACGGTAGGGTGTCATAAATGATAACGTTGGTTAACCCCCATACGGCACTTACGCTTTTTATATGTGGCAAAATATTTCTCATCAAACCTGCCCTAGGAATTACTTAGGGCAGGACACTTCCACGTGCTTCCATTGCTCTTAAATTCTATTCCCTGACCTTGTTTATTGAAAGTTCCGGGAACTTATTTCCTTTAACCTGCTCTGCCATTACATACATATAGCAGAAATCGGCTGCTTGCTTATAAGTTTCAAACTTGAAAACAACATTTGAACCCTTTTTTGAGACCTTGTATTTCATTGTATGTAGTTTATATTGGTTTCATTATAGCTCCATTAAGACGCTGTGTAGTTCTTATGTAATCATCAAGAAGCTCTTGTAATATGAAGTCCGGATAAACGTTCACAACACCGAAACGGTCTATGTTCACCTTATTTACCGGATACCCCCTTTTCCTACACAGACGTGTAGCGTCATTGCCGAGCTTCGAAATGTCACTTACATAAATGGGGAGCTTATGCCTCTGCACGTATGCAGACATAGTGGAACACCCATATTCACCAATAGCTTTTCTGGAAAGTTTTTTAACCTCATCTTCTAGCGCGCCTAACCTTAGTTCTGTAGATTTAAGCCTGTTTTCCTGTTCCACATTGGTTTTGGCCAGTTGAAGAATCAATTCTGCCTGGCTCATTTCAACGGTTGAATTCAAAATATGATCCATTGCTCTTAAATTTTAATGTTGTAAGTATCTTTTTTTTACAGTGTAAAACTAGTAAATATTGACAAGTTGACCAAGAAATAAATATTAAAATAAATCCACTTACACTTTATTTAACTTATTGATTATCAATATATTGCAAACATAAAACCTTGATTAAAACTTCATGTTGCAAACGGATGCGGAACGGTTTATCGCTGTTTTTATATCGTTACGATAATCACGGTTCCAATCATTACGTCCCATGCGTGAACCGTAATAGGAACGGTAGTTTCTATAGTCACGATTGCCGTACTTCGATTTGTATTCGGCTGCACGCTTGGCGTTTTCTTCATTAATCTTTGCTGCTTCCTTAGCTTCCGCCCATGCTTTTTTAAGGCAGTAACTAAATGTAGCATTGAAGGTATGATTGAAAATGTAATGCGCTCTCTTCATTATGTCTGATAAATTGTAACGTTTCATATTCTTTTTATTTAGTGGGTTATTTTTGATGATGTAAAAGTAATATTATAATATTGGTTTACCAAGAAAGTTACAATATTAAAACATTGCATTAACTTTATTTATCAATATTGTAATATTGTACTATCAATAATGTATTATCTTTATCCCCAAATTAAAAGAGCATGGAAAGAATTATATCATTAATGAAAGAAAAGGGAATAACTAAAACTGCATTATCTGAACGCTTAAATATTAAGAATCAGAACTTTAATGCTATGCTAAAAAATCCCACTTACGAAACATTATCTAAAATCGCCACCGCCCTCAACGTCCCAATGTGGCAGCTCTTCGCGTCCCCGGAAGAAGTGCAGCTACCGTCGAACGCTCTTTCTATCAAATGCCCACATTGCGGAAACAAGTTCCCAGTTAGCGTGAATGTTGAACTTAAAACAGAAAACAGATAAACCAATAACAAGCTATGAATGCAAGAGAACTAAGGTTAGGCAACTATGTACGGCTTGCCAAAGATTTCAAGTTCGTCGAAACAAAGGCTCCTGCCGGAACTGTATGCAAGGTGGAAGCCATAAAGCGCAACTCCTTGTACCTAGAATGTAAGGTAGGTGACGGAGTTTGCTACAGTGAAGTCCCGGTTCCTATAGTAGAGCCTATCCCACTGACAGAGGAATTACTCCTGAAAAGCGGATTTACAAAGGAATATGATGGATTCTCTTGCGGTATTGAATTATCATACGGACGTTACCTATATGACGATGGGGCAAATGGCGATAAACTATTTGTATCTATAAACTGTGCCGAATATCCTTTATCCCATATTCCAATTGAATATCTAAACCAGCTGCAGAACGTGTATTTTGCGCTAACTGGAGAAGAACTGCAAGTAAATCTATGATATGAAACGAATAAAACTCACAAAAGAGGAAAAAGGCACACTTAGGATTGTCGATATGTTCAACGGTAAATGCCCTTCCTTTTTCCCGTTGCACGCCTACAACTTATCCGTCCGTTCACTTGAAAGGAAAGGATTGGTCAAAGCTGCATATATGGAAGGTGGCGGGGTAGAAGATGCGCGAACCACCGATGAAGGGAAGTTATACCTATGTGAGAATCCTAATTTACGAAACCCTATCAACTGGACTGTTATCGGAGTGATAGCCGGAATACTTTCTCTTATCGTGTCTGTTATAGCCTTATTTATAAGCTGTACCGTAATGTATAGATGAATATAAGGGATGCGAATGCACCCCTTTATTATATCAACTAAGAATTAATAAGATTGATGATACCTTGCCTACCAATTCCGGTAATCTTTCTATGGTAGATAATATGGCCATTGTCAGCAACCTCTTGCTTTATATCAAACCAGCCAAGGGTAGAGTATTTGGTGTATGGTACCCACGTCTGATTAACTTTGTATTGTACGCCAAGTTCTTTTAAACGGTTATTAAGTTCAATTGCTGATTTAAGCCCTAATTCTTTAGCAACCTCCGTACATGTATAGGTTTTATTGACATGAGTAAGAACGGCTACTTGTTTCTCTGCTTCAATGCGTGCCGACCGTTCTTCTTTTAGCTTAGTGAGAAGCTCAATACCGAAATCTGGATTATTCAATATCTGGTCAATAACATTGTCGGTAGCATATATGCCATGCTTGCGGATTGAAGGAAGGATTTCACTAGTTACCCATTTACGGAAAGTTTTAGCCTGTGGCTTACGACTATCAAGTATTACGTCATACAAACCGTCTTCATTAATAAAAATCATTTCTTGTTGTCTACCAAGAGAGTCCGGGATGACCTCATTAGTAATGACCTCACCACAAAGTCTTGTTTTTACTTGACTAGGATTTCCTAACTCCAAAACTTTGCAAACATCTGCAAGACAAAACAAAGGTTCTTCACTTGTTCCGGCTACACGAACTTCACCGAACGATTCATTCTTGAAAATCTGAATATTGTCCATAATAAAGTCTTTTCGTTTGAGGACGTACCGCACTTCTTCATGCGGAGATAAAAAGCGAAAGCCATGCAGGGGGTTGTGGCCTACACAGCTTTCTATATCTTAATCCTCTGATTAATTCTAAATTTAATAAGTACAACCCAATGCACTGCAAATATACGGATAATTTTCAAAAGTGACACTTTAAGAGCCATTTTTTTAAGAAAAAAAAGAGAGGTGCAAATACACCCCTCTTATGAAGATACAGCATGGCTTCACAGTTTTCCGTATCTTGATGATACATAAAAAGCGTAAGTGCCAAAAACATTTACATCATTATTCTACAAGCTGAAAGCAAAATGTCAAAGAGCGATTTATTTAAAATCAAGCATACATTATATATCTTTCAAATAATTATCTACCACTTTAATAAACTCGTCTAATGACCGAACAACAACGTACTTGTTACCATTCGCCTCACATTCCTTTTGCCAGTCTTTTTGTACTGGTCTTTGGTATTCTCCAGGCTTTTTCATTTCTACACACAAAGCTCCATAGAAGCGGTTGCTCTTTAGAAGTATCAAATCTGCAACTCCGGGAAGCATACCTTCATCTTTCATATAAGCACCGTTTCTTGCAGAACGTCTTGCCGCATTAGGAACAGCAAACAGCATATTTCTGAGATGGGGATATTTTAAACGGAAATATCTAACACAAGAACATTGTATTTTATGCTCTTCATTTTTGGGCTTACTACGGCTGCTTGCCACACAAGCCTTGGATTTCATCTCTTCGTATGTCATAATTATTATTTGTTTATGTAGTATGGCATTATTTAAATCCCCATTCTTTCATGTAGTCAATGTTTTCAGGAAATCCTTCTACCAATATAGGGCTGAGGAATATCTTATCACTTTTTAAATTTAATCCTCCCCATTCGGTGGGTGGACACTTTTCATATTCTTCTTTAGAAACTTCACTTACACAAAAATGTGTCTGAAAGCCATATCCTTGTACACTTTCTCCTAAATAATCGAATTTACGTAATGCCCACTCAAAAGCAATATCTCTATAAAAGTAATTTTTGGAGAATACTGCTGCATATATCTTATGTGTAAAATTCCCTGTTTCTGTCAAATCCGGATTACATCTGATACAGAAATATTTAATACGTGAAAGTATTTCTTTTGCAAAATTCTCATATTTTTCACAATCCTCTTTTGAAAGAAACTCTTTCCCATCATATGCGATGTAAACAGTCTTAGTAATTTTTTTTGTTTCCATGTTATTCTTTTAATTAAAGCCCCGAAGCGTATTATCTGGGGCACAACCATTATTTATTAACCCATGCCATTGATGTGTGGCTCACATTTATGTGGAGAGCCCGGGCTCGAACCGGGACGAGTGGTGTTTTTGCGGTTATATGATTTTAAATCATTCTACCTAAGATGTCTCGCAGGTTGCCGGCTTGGTTATTAACGGTTATCCTGGAATTTTGCACCTCACATCTTGATTAACGTCTACCAATTCCGTCA